GTGCCGTCGGTTCGGCCGACAAGGGTTGCGCTGTCCCAGCCAGAACCCACCCGAACCTCGTATCCAGCCAAGTCGGCATCGCTATTGGCCTGCCAAGTCAAAACGAGGTCTGTGGGCCTACGATAGATGACGAACGCTTGGACATCTTCCGGCGGAGCAAGCTTTCCGACAATGGTCTTAGCAATTGTGGCTGCAGAGCCAAGCTTATTGGTCGCCCCCACTGCTCGAACGGTAAACACATAATCACCGGACTCAGCCTCACGAATCTCGGTGTAATTGGCTGCGGTTTTGGGCAAGTTGATGGTGTTGCCGCCATTGACGCGATAGGACACCTGATACTCGATTGCACCGAATACCTGCTCCCAGCCAATTTGAATCAATACGAAGGCTTCACTTTTTACCCGATAAAGACTCTCAGAGACCTTCAGGCCTAGCGGTGCCGGGGGCGTTAATGACAGCAGTGAGATGTCCCGCTCTTGGAGCTTGAGCCCACGCTCGATCGCGTCGTACTTTGACGGATTGTGGGCAAGTGCCGTGACGGTGAACTGGCCCTCACCATCTTCTGCCACTGCAATCACTCTGAAAAGCTGCGCTTCAACCTGAGTTGAGCTTACGACCCAGATCGCGTTTGAGAGCGGCGCTTGAGAAAACGGTGCGGTAGGCTGCAACACACGGCCTGTTTTTGCGCCAATCGTGCGGGTTTCGATCTGCCCGCTTGGCAGCATGACTGAGAGTGTCCAGCCCCCGAGTGAGCGCTCGATGTCGGCATCAATGGTGATGGCGGAAGCGCTTGCACTCGCAACGCGCCCTCCCAGCCGCTCGCCTCCACGAACGGGGTCGGCTACCTTAACGATGTGACCGGGTCGCGCAACGGCACCCTCTAGCCCTGTTTTGAATGTGACAGTCTCCGACTCGCTACGCTCGGAGTACAAGAGCCATTTGCCCACACGGTTGGCCTGACCACGGCTTGTGCATCCAAAGGCGGAAACTTGAGTCTGGATGACACCAAATCGGGCGATGCCATCTGCATCTTCGACGTACTCAACCTTTTGTCTGTAGAAGTCATCCGGATCGTTCCAAGTCACAAGGGCTACGGTATGCCTTGAGCGAAGTGAGGCGCCGGAATAGTGAAAGGCGCCATCCACCACATTGGCAGTCGTAAACAGAGCCACAGGATCGCTCGGGGCATCCTGCGTCACGGTGATTGCGCCCGAGGACCAATACACCATGCCTCTAAAGACGCTTGCCAAATCCTGCATCAGCCGATAGGCCTCAGCCTGAGTCTGCAAATAGGCGTTACAGGTGAACCGTGGCTCTGATCCGCCGAACCCGTTTGGGACTAACTCATCGCAGTACTTTGAGATGGAGTACAAAGACCACTTATCGACTTGATTCTCAGGAATGTACCCACCGAGCCCATAGCGCGGGTTGGTGAGAAGGTCGTAGAGCACCCATGCCGGGTTGTCTGACCAGGCGACCTTAAAGCCACCGGACCACGTTCCGCTGTAGGTTCGGTTTTCAGGGTTGTAGTTTGATGGGACCCGCACACGCAAGAGACGCATGTCATAGCTGCGCCGGGGGATGCTCGAAAACTGCGCGGAATCAACCCGAAGGGCGACGAGAGCACTATTGGGGTAGCGCAGCTTAGACTCAATGATCTCGGTGTACGAATCAACGTAGGTATTGTTCTGAATGTTGGCTTTGGTGGAATCCTCAGTTAGCCGTCTGACCCGGATCTCCCATGGCCCGCTACCGGGAAGCGCTACGTAATAGTCACGCTGGTAGCGACTGGTGGTCTTGCCAGAAATCTTGTCGACCAAAACCTGTGTGAAGCCCCCACCGTTTGTTTGAACGTCAATCGCCAACTCCACCTCAGTGCCCGATAGGTCGCCATTGGTGGTGTTTTGAAAGGTCAACTGCGGAACACTGACTTTGATGCGAACAGCATCGATGTCCGTATCGGAAATGGTGCGGGTGACGCTCTGATTGGCTTTAACTTGGGTGTTAACAACCACCTCGTTTTCGATGGCAGAAAACCCCGAAATATAGGCCTGGGATTGCGTGCCGTTTCTGGTGTGAACCTCCACGCCAGAAAAGTTGTAGGTGCCATCTGCGTTCTGTATAGGGGTGTCATCCAGATAGACTGACTTCAGCCCATTGACTAAGCCCTCGATCTCACCTTCTGAGACCAGATCAACGACTTTCGCAAAGGCTCTGGAGCGCAGGCTATCAGGCGCCTCTTGGGCAACACGAGTACCACCGCCGCCGCCTTTGCCGCCACCGCCCGAGCCCTGAATCAGAGTGCTCATATAGCGACCTGATCCACATCGATGCCAGCGGAGATCACGGCAGAGCCCACAACCACGCGACCGTACCCCACGGGAACCGGTTGACCCTGGGCGGTAGTGTTGACTGCGCCATTAAAGGTGTAAGAAGGCTGGTTCTCTGGCCGCTCCGAGGGCTCATTACTTGCCGGCTGCGGGGCAAGCATCTGAGCTACTCCGCCCAAAGTCAGCGATAGACCAATCGAGAACGATAAAGAGGCAATACTGGGCGCAAAGGAGCCTATGGAAAAGAGCGCCGTCGTTGGAAGGTAGAAGGAGGCAGCAATTAAAGCCACTCCCAGAATGATTTGGCCGAACTTACCACCTGCGCCTGCAATGACTGGGGCAATCGTTATGGTGTTTGCCCCTACCGGGCCGTGAAGGTCTTGTTCAGAGATCGCTTCCTTTCCAACCACGACCCGGTATCCAAGATGGCGCTCTTTACTCTGGAGGATGAAGCGCTCGAAGTCCGCAAAGTTGGCAACCAATGCCCGAACGGCCTCGGCGGGCGAGCGCACATCGAAATGATGGCGCTTACCAAAGCGCTTACCAAGTTCACCGAGAAGTAAGACTGTGCTCACCGATGTACCTCAAGATATGAGTTGTATTTTTGTGCCAATAGCCGCCGTAGACATCGCGGCTTGAAAGTCTGTTTTGAAGGTGATGCAAGATGAGCCCGTCGCCCAGATAGATCGCCGCATGATTTGGTACAGGAGAGCCCACCTGCATCAAGAGCACATCCCCCTCTAGCGGCCCGTCATCGACAGGCACAAATCCTGCCGTTTCATAGTTCTCAAGGTAGAGGTTTTCACCCTGATGCCACCACTCATCTCGGCGCGTGAAATCCAAGAGCTCAATTGAGCGCGCTTCTTTGTACCAATCACGAATGATGGAATAGCAATCCAAAACCCCATGTGACCACTGACGGCCAACAAGTGGCGCACGATAGCCGGTGGGCTCAAAGCTTGCCCACTCACCTGAGGGGCAGCCCACAATGTGCCAAGGCAGTTGACTGGCCTCACAACCGACCAAATCGGCCTGGCTCGGTTGGGGTGAACCATTGGGATGGCTATGAACGACGCCCACAATGGCTCCGCGACGATCCGCCCGCGCATAGTCTTTTGGGTCAATCGCAAATTGATCGGTGCCGATCGCAAGGTTGTTGCAGCCTACATACGATGCTTTGCCCTTGCGCACCACAATCAGCCCGCAAGACTCCCTTGGATACGCCTGCCTTGCATGGGCAAATGCTGCCTCCCGAACGCTGGCGGTCATCATCGAATAAGGCCTGCTGCTGGAAAGCCCCCAAAGGGAAGCTCTGCGTTTTGACCAAAGCGCAATTTGCACGACGAAAGCCGCTTGCCGCAGACATCCTGCGAGACCGACCCCACCGGGATGTCATTGGCATCAAAAAAGCCCGAGCCGGTGTAGCCGCACTCCGCGCCCCGATACTTCCAGGGGCAGATGTTTTGGATAATCTGACGCCTTGGAAGCTTGACGCCTTGTAAATCAAAGGACGATGCGAGCTCAAACTCAACGATGTCTCGGTTCTCGCTGACCTTGCGGTCCACATAGAAGATATCGTCTGCAAACTCCGCCAACGGATCAGCGTTTGGATTTGTGCCCGATGGGAAGTTTGCCCCATCTAGAAACTTTGCAAGGGTGCGCTTTCGAATCAGCTTTGCGCCTAAAAGGTCATCGAGCTCAATTAACAACGTGGTCATCACGCCCGTTAGATTGGCCACGACGATCTTTGGTCGGGGCAGTTGCCCAGTCCCGGAGAATTCAAAACCGCTCACCTGGACGGGAAACGGCAGGTAGTCCTTGTTTTGCCAGACAAGCTTTCCCCGAAGCGCGTTGGTCCCTGCATGAAACCGAAACACATCACCGCCAATCGCACTCGCATCAAGCACGAAGAGCTCAATGACTGCGCTTGGCGAGAGAGACTGTATTTCCGTGGATATGGCACTCGTCATCGTTAGCCTTGATCAAAGACTTGCTCAAACTGAGCCCGAATGGTTTCTACGTTGGGCTCATCAAAGCTTCTGGACCAGTTGCGGCAGATGAATTTGCCCGATGTGCCGCCTGGCGAAGTCCAATCAAAGGCCTGCGATGCGTTTCGCGCCTTTAAAAAGTCATCGATCAGCGTGGCCGTAGCTGTGGTGCAGCCACGAAACTCAAGCGTCCAGACTTCTGCTCGGGTATTGATCCCAAAGGCCAGCCGCTGCTCATACCCATCCCCGAAGCGCACCGAGCGCACATTGGTCCGGTAATCCACGGCAGCGCCAAGCGTAGGTGCAAAGTTAAATGTGGCCATTTTTTATGCACCCGCCAAAAGGCCGCCGTTGCGTTTTTGCTTAATGAGTTCGGACTGGACCGCCGAAGCGATTAGCCGCCCAAGACCCGCGCCTTCTTGCTCACCGATGACCGAGGACTGGCCCGACTCGACATTGACATTAACGACCACGCTGGTAGAACCTTGGGCGCTACCCGTCATCGTGACCGGGATGGATCTCCCGTCGGGCAACGGTACGAAGGCCTCAGGCTTTGACCCCTCTCCAAAAAGAGCAATCTGGGGAGAGTTGGCAATTCCACCACTGGCATAAGCCTTAAGCGGCATGGGGCCTGAAGCGGTCATGACACCACCCGAGGCAAAGGGAAACATGGAGCCAATCGCTTTGGCCAAAGGACCGGTAATTGCGCTTTGAATCTGAATACGGATGAGGTCTTGAATAATCGATAGCGCAAGACTTCTAAAGTTGAGTTTTCC